TGGCATTTCCTACAGAAGATATTTTTCCTGAATTAGGTGATACAACTTTTAGAATGATGATCAAGGGAGCACAACTTCCTGCATCAAACATCGCAGAAGTTGTAGTTCCGTTTAGAGGTAGACAACTTAAGGTCGCGGGTGATAGAAGATTTGACCCATGGACTATCACAGTCATCAACGACGGTGATTTCAAACTTCGAGAAGCATTTGAGAAGTGGGCAAACTTTATCACTAAAGTATCTGACGGATCAGGAACTATTAACCCTAGCGACTATCAGGTAAACTGGATTGTAAACCAACTTGGAAGAGCGAAGTTTACTGAAGGTAAAGCAATCGATAGTGATTCAAAACTTCCAGTTCTTAGAAGGTATTACATGCAAGGTTGTTGGCCAAGTCAGGTTACACCAATCGAACTCAATTATGATACAGAGGGTATCGAAGAGTTCCAAGTTACACTTCAAGTTCAGTACTGGGAAGCGTATAAGGGTGCTGATGGACAAGGTGCTCCATCTGTGGTATAATAAATAGGATTACTATAAGTCTAATATAATAATGGCAAAACTTTTTGGATTCTCAATAGACGATGAAGAAAAGAAGTCGAAAGGTGTAGTCAGTCCCGTCCCCCCAAACAATGAGGATGGTGCTGACTATTATCTTAGTTCAGGATTTTACGGTCAGTATGTAGATATTGAAGGAGTATTCAGAACAGAATTCGACATCATTAGAAAATATCGTAACATGGCATTACACCCAGAGTGTGATACTGCTGTGGAACATGTTGTCAATGAAGCGATTGTTGCGGACCTAAATGATTCTCCTGTAGAAATAGATTTAGATAATCTAAATGCAAGTTCAAGTCTGAAGAATGTAATAAGAGACGAGTTCAAGTATATCAAAGATCTAATCGGATTTGATAAGAAGGCACACGAAATATTCAGAAACTGGTATGTAGATGGTAGACTCTACTACCACAAAGTAATTGATCTTCAAAAACCAGAATTAGGATTAGAAGAAGTAAGATATATCGATCCATTGAAAATCAAGTTGATGAGAATCAGACCAAAGGATCAAGACAAGAGATACGAAGTTAAACCATCAGGATCTGTAGGCGAGTCTGTCACTGAAGATACAAAGGTTGTAGAATTCTACACATACTATCCACAAGGAACTGCACAGAAGTATGGTAGTATTGCAGGTAAAGGTGTTAAGATTGCGAAAGATGCAATTACATATTGCTCATCAGGTTTAGTAGATAGAAACAAACACATTGGTTTATCATATTTACATAAGTCAATCAAGGCACTCAATCAGTTACGTATGATTGAGGACTCTCTTGTTATCTACAGATTATCAAGAGCACCAGAAAGAAGAATATTTTACATTGATGTCGGTAACTTACCAAAAGTAAAAGCAGAACAATACTTGCGTGATGTAATGAGTCGTTACAGAAACAAACTTGTATATGATGCAAACACTGGAGAGATTAAGGATGACAAAAAATTTATGTCTATGCTTGAAGATTTCTGGTTACCAAGAAGAGAAGGTGGTCGTGGAACAGAGATCACAACACTTCCCGGTGGTCAGAATTTAGGCGAACTCACAGACGTAGAATATTTCCAGAAAAAACTATATCGTTCACTCAATGTACCTGAGTCAAGAATAGGTGCAGATGGTGGATTCAATTTAGGTAGATCTTCAGAAATTTTGCGTGACGAACTTATGTTCAGTAAGTTTGTTGGTCGCTTGAGAAAGAGATTTAGTGGTGTATTTTTAGATCTTCTCAAGACACAATTAATTCTCAAAAACATAGTGACACCAGAAGATTGGAATAAGATGGCAGAACATATTCAGTTCGACTATCTCTATGATAATCATTTTGCAGAACTCAAAGAAACTGAGTTGATGAATGAGAGACTCAATCTCATGACTCAGATTGAACCATACATCGGAACTTACTACTCTCGTGACTATGTGAAGCGTAAGATTTTACGTCAGACTGAAGAAGAAATGATAGAAATGGATAAGGAAATGGAAGAAGAAAATGCAACAGGTGTTGGTGTACCTTTAGAAACGCAGCAAATGATAGCACAAGGTCAAATGGAAGTTGACAGAGCGACAACTAATCTCGGAAAGAATGCAAAAGACCCAGATACAAAGGGTAACAGCACGGAACCACCCGGCATTGATATAAAGAAAGCTAAAATATAAGTATAAATAGATATACTATATAAAAATTCAATATGGAATCAGCAGAATTAGTTGATATGATGATCGATGGTGCTTCACCATCTGAGGTGCAAGACGCTGTGAAAGATCTTTTGATAATGAAAGCAGCAGATAAAGTTGATGAAATGAGACCACAGGTTGCTAATTCTTTATTCGGTGCACCAGAAGAGGAAGCACCAGAGACTGAATCTGAACTTGAAACTGAAACTGAAACAGAAACACAAGAAGTAGAATGACTCAACCATTAAAACAGGTGACAGACCTCGGTATCTTGAGTAGTAATAATGCTACAGCAGTTACTGGTGATTCATTTATTGTGAAGACAGGACTATTACACGGTTCTGCTACTGCTGCAAAAGGCGGTGGTTTGGTTGGGGTATGCAATACAACAACATCAGCAGTTGGTGTATCTTCGATTCATGTGAACAAACAGGATGACAAGATACTTAGGTATGCACATCCTGCTAATTCAACCATAGTCGCAATCACAAAAGGGAATCCAACAATACTAGAAGTCGATAGCAGAGACACAAAAATTATTAAAGGAGATTTTGTAACACTCACTGGATCTGCAGTTGGTGGATACAATACTGCTATCAAGCATGTTGAAGTCACAAAAGTTGTAGGATCGCAAAGATATAACGATTATAAAACTACAATTACAGTTGATGCAAATACAGCATCACTAGCAGACTTTACTGGAACTGCGACTTTATTCAAATCAGTTATTCCTATATTGAAACCCTCTTCTGCAAGTGGGTGTGAGTTATACATCAACGAGGTGCAACTAGGATGAAACTTATAGCAGAAGAAATTGAATCAGTTGAAATTATAACTGAGGAAAAAAACGGAAAGAAAAATTTATACATTCAGGGACCATTTCTGCAAGCAGAGGTGGTGAATCGTAATAAAAGATTTTACCCACTAGAGACAATGGTCAATGAGGTATCTCGTTATAACCAAAACTTTACAGATAAAGGTCGTGCTCTAGGAGAGTTGGGTCATCCAGACGGTCCATCTATAAATTTGGATCGTGTATCTCATAAAATTGTTTCTCTGACTCAAGAAGGAAATAACTTTATTGGTAAGGCACAAATCTTATCAACACCTATGGGAAAAATCGCGGAATCTCTTCTTTCTGAAGGAGTAAAACTCGGAGTTTCCAGTCGTGGTATGGGTTCTATCAAGAACGTTGATGGTGTAAATCACGTTGGTGAAGACTTCATGCTTGCCACTGCTGCTGATATAGTAGCGGACCCATCTGCACCAGATGCTTTCGTAGATGGCATCATGGAAGGTAAAGAATGGGTATGGGAAGGAAACGTTTTGCGTGAAAAGCATTGCAATGAGGTTAAGAACTCTATAAATAAATTGGTAGATAACGAAATTCTAGAGGCAAACAAGTTGCGTCTCTTCGCGGACTTCTTATCTAACTTATAAATAATAATATTAACACTAAAACTAGTACATTCGGAACCATAATGGCTGAAAACAACGAACTACATGAGATGGAAAATCAGGTAACGAAAGGTGCTAAGTCTGCCGATCCTATGCCAAAGGCACCAAACTACGTCCCAGACGCAGGTGCAGTTGAGGATCTAGGTGGTCCTACTCCTATGAATTCCAAGTCTACAGACGACTCTAACAAGTTGAAGACTCCATCCGCTAAGTTTGCCCAACAGGGTGATCCACAGACTAAAGGGTCTGCTGGAGCAACAACTCTTCCCGGTCCTGCTGCTATAACCTCATCAGGTTACGGTCGTGGTGCTAACGAAGAAGTGGAACAGGAAGAGGAAGTAGAAAATGTGATACAAGAAGAGGAGATCGATCTTACACAAGACGTTCAAGCACTTCTTGAAGGTGAAGAACTCTCTGACGAGTTCAAAACAAAAGCAACTACCGTTTTCGAGGCAGTTGTAAAATCAAGAATCGCCGAAGCAAAAGAGGCGATGTCTGCTCAGTACGATAAGACTCTTATCGAAGAAGTCGATTCTATCAAGAAAGAACTTACTGAGAGAATTGATTCGTACCTAGAGTACGTAGCAAATGAGTGGTTCACTGAGAACACACTTCAATTAGAATCAGGAATCAGAGGAGATCTCTCTGAGTCCTTTATGACCGGTCTAAAGAACCTTTTTGAAGAACATTATGTAAACATCCCTGATGAAAAATATGATGTACTTGAGGCAATGGTCGAAAAATTAGATGATATGGAGACTAAACTCAATGAACAGATTGAGAGCAATGTTTCATTAACGAAGCGTTTAGCAACATCTGTTTCCGACAACATCCTAGATGAAGTCTGTGAGGGTCTTGCACTATCTCAAAAAGAGAAGATTGCAAATCTAGCAGAAGGCGTTGAGTTTGAAAGTGAAGTACAATATCGTGAAAAACTGTCTACTCTTAGAGAGACATATTTCGCTCCTAAGAAACCAGAGGCAAGTTCACAAGAAGTTATCTCTGAAGATGCACCAGTAGAGGCACATTCCCCTGCTATGGAGTCATACATTCAGGCACTAACTAAGTACCAGTAAATTAACTAAAACGCAACTAACATGTTTAATTCTTCTCAACTACAGAAGAAGTGGCAACCTCTCCTAGAGGCAGAAGGTATTGATAAGATATCTGATAATCACAGGAAAGCGGTTACCGCCCAACTTCTAGAAAACCAAGAAAGATTTTTAAGAGAGGAACGTGCATTCTTGACAGAAGCACCTCCTACAACATCATTAGGAAACGGTGGAGCGTCCGCAGGAACTCCCGGATTCAGTGGTGGATCAGCTGAGACAGGACCTGTAGCAGGTTTTGACCCAGTTCTAATCTCTCTTATACGTCGTGCTATGCCTAACTTGGTGGCATACGATTTAGCAGGCGTACAACCAATGAACGGTCCAACAGGTCTTATCTTCGCGATGAGAACCAGATACGATGGACAGTCAGGAAGAGAGGCATTCTTCAACGAACCAGATTCAGCGTTCTCTGCTCAAGATAGCGATGCATCTATGACACAGGGTGACTATGTACTCAACACAACTGACGGCGGAACAGACGTTGGTTTCGGTACAACAGCACAAGGTCAAACACCTGCGACAGATGGAACAAACCCATCTATCCTAAATGGTGGATCTGCTAACGCTTATAACGTTGGTCAAGGTTTTGACTCAACTGCACTTGAATCTTTAGGAGATGCGTCAAATAATGACTTCCGCGAGATGTCATTCAGCATCGAGAAGGTTACTGTTGCAGCAAGATCAAGAGCACTAAAGGCAGAGTACAGTTTAGAACTTGCTCAAGACTTGAAGGCAATCCACGGTCTAGATGCAGAAGCAGAATTAGCAAATATCCTCTCAACAGAGATACTTGCTGAGATCAACAGAGAAATCATCAGAACAATCTACAAGGTTGCAAGACCCGGTGCACAGACAAACACTGCATCAACAGGTGTCTTCGACTTAGACGTTGACTCAAACGGAAGATGGATGGTTGAGAAGTTCAAGGGAATGATGTTCCAACTTGAAAGAGATGCAAACGCAATCGCACAGGAAACTCGTAGAGGAAAGGGTAACATTATCCTATGTTCTGCTGACGTTGCTTCTGCACTTGCTGCTGCAGGTCAACTAGACTACACTCCTGCTCTAAACGCTAACTTAACAGTTGACGATACAGGTAACACATTCGCAGGTACATTGAACGGAAGATTCAAGGTATACATCGACCCATTCGCTGCTAACCTATCTGCTGATCAGTACTACGTTATGGGTTACAAAGGTTCTTCACCTTATGACGCAGGATTATTCTACTGCCCATACGTCCCATTACAGATGGTTCGTGCAGTTGGACAGGATACATTCCAACCTAAGATTGGTTTCAAAACCAGATACGGTATGGTATCAAACCCATTCGCTGAAGGTACAACTCAAGGTCTTGGAAGAATCACTGCTGGTTCTAACCGTTACTACAGAAGAGTTAAGGTTCAAAACCTTATGTAAGGTAATAAGTATAATTACGTTCCGACCTCCTCACTTGAGGGGGTCTTTTTTTTGTTCTTTTATAATTAATATTGATACAACAACGATTATGAACGGTAGACTAGACAAAGTTGCAATGACCAGTAAATTAATGCAACTCAAAAGAGAGCTACATTATAAGTGTGAGATAGGAGAAAAGGGTGAATGGGAATGTAAAGGTGCTAACGATTATCTTAATAGAGTATTCGATGTATTAGATGAATTTTGGCAATAAATAATGATGATATTTTTTAACAGTGAAACCTAAAAGCATTTATTTTGATGGATGTTCTTGGACAAGAGGAGCAGAACTTGAATTACCTGAATCAGAAAGATTTTCTAAATTATTGTCTGATCATTATGATTGTCGTGAAACAAATTTCGGTAAGTCTGGTGGTTCAAATGATAGAATAGTAAGGAATTTGATAGTAGAAAATAATATTAAATCAATGTATGACTTGGCAATCATACAAATGTCATGCCCTGCAAGAACGGAGTTCTATTTTGATTACGAAAAGCAATGGATAAGGATTAATCCATCTTATAATTTTAGTAAAGCTCATTATAAACGACCATGGAAGAGAAAGAGTGTAGGGCAGGTTGACGGAGGCAGCAAAAGCAACTTTCATTATGATTGTCCCTTATGTGGCACAAAAACAAAAAAATTAAGTGAGAAGTTTACCAGAGAAGCAGAATTCTGGCATGATTACTACAGAGTCGTAACGAGTGAAGAATTTTTTGATACAAAAGAAGAAATACATTATCATACAATCAAGAATCATTGCCAAGTGAATAATATACCTCTTATAATAATGTCAATAAACAAGTGGACAAGATTGGATTTTGATTTACAATTGGATGTACAAAATTTACCTAGAGCTCCAAAACGACATCCAAATAAAGAAGGACATCGTATGATCGCCGATGAATTGATTAAATTGATAGACCAAATTTAGATCAATAAATAATGATATGTCAAACAACCCATGTTCTCTTAACGAAGTATCCAATAAGAACTTACTCTCGATAGGAGGATTTAAATTAGTTATCAATAAATGTCCAAAGGTAGACTTTCTTTGCAATAGAGCAAATTTACCCGGACTATCTCTTGGTGTTGCTGTACAAGCAAACTACCTTAGAGATTTACCGGTACCCGGTGAAAAACTTACCTATCAAGATCTAAGAGTTGACTTTCTTGTAGATGAGAATTTAGAAAACTACACTCAATTATATGAATGGATAACTTCACTGGGATTTCCAGAAACTTTTGATCAGTTCTTCT